TAGCAGAGTGACATTTAAAATGGTGCATCCAACAATAACCTAATTCACCATCATAATCTGATGTTTCTCCCGGCATACACTCTTTCATTCTTGGAGAAATATCAAAAGCAGTGCAGTTGCCACAATTTGAAGCTTCGGCTGCTTCGACACTGGTATTCCAGTATTCTGCAATTTCTTCCCAATAATCTCCCGGCTCTTCAACATTGAGAGGGCCATATTGAATGTGTTCTGCTTGAATTGCAGAATCTCTGTTCTTTGTGTTAAGTTCTAAATCTTGAGTGGCAGGTGGACAGATTAAACCTTTTGCCTCTACAATAAACTTTCTCCAATTTTCTAAAACGAGTTTCATGATTTTAAATATTCCTTCCAAGATCTGACAACTGATTCGTTTGTTTGCATATGTGATGGCTGACGAGCATTAATAAACTGAGCCAGCACTCTGTTGAATACCACATTAAGGTTGTCTTCATCGTCCATGTCACCCTCTACAAGCTCTACAAATAATTCAGTCATAATATCAGGTGCGTCAGCATTTACCGAGAATATAGCGGTATATTTAGCCTCTCCAGCATGTTCCACTGTCGTGGCATGCATATCTAAGTAATATTGTGTATTCTGCTCTTTTCTTGGTGCTTCTAAAAGTTGTTTTCTCAACTCAATTTTAAAGTCGCGAGAATCAAGAATCTGCATAAGCACTTCCATACCTAATCCTAAATCTTCTGGATCATAGTAGTGAGAGTATCTTGCAGTGCATTCATATGACTGATCATACTCACCATCAGTCTCAATATCCCATTCATAGGAGGTAAGAACACTATCTTCAATCGCGATCGCTAGATTCATAAACTCTCCGCCTTCCATTTGTCCGTTTTTCTTAAAATATTCAGTAAGGATTGCTTCCCAAGTGTCTCTTCTGTCGTCGATTACGCTATCAATCTTTTGACAAGCCTCATTGAATTCTTCAGGCATAGAAAAATATGAATTCCCAGCAATTTCAGGATGCTCAAAATTAACTTGAATGGTTAAGTGTATTTCTTCGCGAACCTTGCGGATTGTAGGAGTGTCGTTTTCAGAGGGAACAAATATGTCACCAAATTGCATGTTTATTTCGTCAACCGAGTTCCACACAACTTCTTCAGCGTTGCTCGGCAATCTTTTCCACTCATCAATCGGCCATTTTGCAATAAATGCCGAATAAGGTCTAATATAAGCACCATCGCCGCCATCCTCGCCCACTTCGTAATCAACATATGTCTGAGCCATATGATCATTCCACTCTCGCTGTATATTTTCGCATTCACCTTCGTATGAACGGACAACATCACCAATTAAGTCTGCATCAAGAGTATCTTCAGTATCTGTGTTCTGCTTCATCTTGCCGCTAACACTCTGCTCGGCGCCTAGCAGTTGCCTCATCAACAATGCGCGGCCCTCTGCATTAGCGGTGTCCTCATAGGAGCCACCAAAGATCATAAATCTATCTAAATTAATCTTGCCATTTTCTTTCGGCATATTTTGAATGACTTCTTCTTGGTTTGATCTCGCCCAGTCAGTAACTTGATTGGCTAAGCCGGGGATATCAGCACCATAGACTCTTTTCTCTGGCATTCCAACATCTTGTCCATCATCAAATCGTTTTGGTTCATCTGTATCATAATATCTAACATGACGGATGCGTGTGCGCGAAATTGGCTCAATATCAAATCCAGCCCCTCCAGCCCTTGCATCGTCGGCAAATATTTCGCCTTCCTGAATTTCTTGCTCTGCACTGTCTATATTGCCCGTATTTGTGTTTGTAAGCAATTCTTCTGTCTCTACCACATAGGCAACCGCCCCATGGCCTTGAGCCTCGGCTACAGCGCATTTATAGTATGATTGATAGGCACCTTGGCGACTAGGTGGAGTGTGACAAGAGGTAATTTTGTCAAAATCACTCATTCTGAGTACATCTATCGGATGTCGAGTGATAATAATGGAAAATTTGTCATTATCGATGTTATTTATCTCTTTTTTGATGTATCCGGCGTTCTTTTTCCAATATTCGCCGTATTCAGTGGCTAAATCGGTTAAATTGTAGCCGGCAGGCCCTGCAACTCCCGGATTTACGACATATAAGTAAATTTGAGTGTTAATTCTCTGAAAATTCTCATATTCCTTCTCATCAAGCGCTGCTTTCAGCATTTTTCCGGTAACTCGGTTTGGTGTATCGATACCCCTGCCATCTGCTAACTTATAGTTGATATTATCCGCGTGTTTATAGACTTTTTGGTATAATTCGTCTTTTCTTCGGCTTAAATCAGCCAATTTGGAGAAAAGCTTGCCGATTTTCATCTGAATCTTCTTAACTTTCTTCTTTTCGGGCTGTCCGGCCTGCATACCAATCAAAGTATTCATTAAATCATCGGCTGTGCGCAGATCACGCTCGGCATATACCATACCTTTCTCCCAATCTACATCATACTCTTGAGATCTGAAGAATTCTGCAAACTTTCCAAGCTCTGTGGATGGATCAAGCGTTGGAAATGGTATAACGGTGCGCATTTTGCCACTGAAAAGGTCATTCAGAGGCAGATTGGCTGGATCTAAGTCGTCTAAAACATCTTCAAGTGCTCGCATCTCGTCTTCAGTGACTTCCCGAAGCACTTTTTCACTAACCGGAACACAATTTGGCACATTTTTGCCACTTTTCTTCTTCATCCCGACTTGTTTGTACCCGTCCCAGCACTTTTCTTGTAAAGTGTCCAAAAGATTGGCTGTTTTTAGCAGGATTTGTTCATCATTTAGCATTGGCTTTCCATTCACAATAGTCACACGACATTTCGTCGGTTAAAGGCATGCCACAATTGGGACATTTCTTAGATTTTACCATAGATAACATGTTTTTTATTCCTTCATTGATTTAGAACCGCGACATTTCCACTTTTTACGGGATAATGCGTTGGCACATGGGGGATTTTTACACTTTTTAATCTTTGCTGAGCGCGCGCAGTACGCATCACCCTTAGCTGTACCGGGTCTGATGCGGTCTCCGCCGCCTTTTGCTTGTCCTTTTTGTCCAAATGAGCGACATTTGCCGTCTACACGCTTCGCAAAGCGCTTTCCTTTGGAGGGTTTACAAGCTTTCTTCTTTTTTTTCTCTTCTAAACTGTCCATTAAAATAACATCACCATCTTCGTGAACTTTTATATTGCTCGAAGAGTCTATAATCTTGTTTATCTCTTCTTTTGAAGCCTTTGTATGTTTTTTCAGTGCGTCCATACCAGCAGCACCACCCTCATCGCGTAAAGCTTTTATAACTTTTGCTTTTAAATTAGATTTTTCCTCTTTTTCAATTAAAACTTGGGTCAATTCATCTTCAATCATAATTTGGAGAGACTCTTTCTTGGAATTACCCCAGTTTTTAGCACCAACCTTGCGACATTTAACAAGAGCACCGGAAGCATATGCACTTGGCCACACTTTATAGCGTGATTTTACCTTACTGTAACAAGCGTCCTTTTTGCCAGAAGACTTTTTCTTCTTTTTCTTCTCGTCAAGGACTGCCTCTAACTCTTCTTGAATAATTTGTTCTAAATCCATGTATAATTCCTCATTTTTCTTAGATTTTGCTTTCTTACCCCATGATTTTCCTTTACCGCGCTCTTTACAGGCGCCCGGGGTTGGTCTGCAAGCAGGATATTTCTTGCGTTTTTCGCCTGAGCCACGCCCACAAGCCTTATAGCCACCGCTTCCATCAGGAGAATTGCAGTCAACCCATCCTTTTTTAGAACCCTTGGCTCCCTTCCTACCAAACCAGTCTCTCAGTGAGGACTCTTTACTTGATTCAGAGCCGGCTTTTTTCTTTTTTTCGTCCATTGGACCATACAAATCATTCATTTTTAGACATTTCCAAAGCTTTCTCCAATAAATAGATCGGAATTTCACTATTGTCTATGTCTTTTATCTCTTCAATGGTAGCCCACCTATAATCATCGTGCTCAATATCACCAGTATGAGGGTTTGGTTTATCAACATTTACCTCTCCTGTCCACTTTGTAGTCAAAAAATAGTACTTTTTATCTTTAGGCTCACCCAGATAGATGAGATCGGAAACATTACACTTTAAATCTGCTTCTTCGTCTAGCTCCCTAACGGCCCCTGCTTCAATTGAATCGTCTTCTTCATCAATATGCCCGCCGGGAATCGTCCATTGACCCTCACGATGGTCTATATTGGAGCGCCTAATAACTAAAAATTGCTGTTTATCGTTAAGGCAGACAACAATTCCTACTGTTTTTAACTCACCTTCGGTGAGAAAGCTATTCCATTTATAACTCATTTACAAGCTCTATAGTCTTTAACACTCCCTCTACAGAAAGCTCCCAGTGAATCATCAAGATTGATATTTTTTATAGGAGCTACCCAGATCATATTTTCTTGAATTTGGGTGCCAAAAGCATATTGTACATCAACTCCATATAATATTCCAACTAATTCTCCATCAGTGTTATATACCCCCGAGCCAGAACACCCAAACCAGCCATAGGTGTTGACTATTAACTGAGTTCCAGAGCCAGCAACCTCTTCGTACCCTACAATTCTGCCGGTAAATGACATCAGCTTATGCCATGAGGGGTGTCCTGAATAAACAATGTCAGTACCGATATCATAACTCTTAGTTGGTTTCCAGCTCATTGGTTTAACATGGTAAAACTCTTTCTTTAAAACTAGAACAGCGATATCGTGTTCTTTACTTTGATAAATTAATACTGCTGTTCTTTGTTCATCGTCATTTGACACAAGATATTCCATCCCAAGGGGTCCATCTGCGACATGTCGAGCTGTCAATATCAGAGTCAAATCTTTATATTGCACTACCGTGCCGCTGCCATGCCCACCACCAGTCATAACCTTTACAGCCGCATTCCTTACTTTTTTCTCTACTGAACTAAGCGATTTGCTAACTTTTTCTACTGGGTTGCGAGGTTTATAATTATCTGCGCCACTCGCAGTAAAACTCACCATGGTTGTCAGGCACAAACCTACAATCATCATACACTTAATAAATTTATTCATTTTTTGTTCCTTTTATTCGCCAGTATCTGGCTCTATATATCGATATCCAACTTCAACTAGATGACCAGCGGCCGGGAGTACTGTAAAATATACTGTGTTATATGTTTCACTATAAACCCAATCATGGTTTAACGATCCGTTTATAAATACTCTAATCGAATCCGTTTCTGCTTTATGAGTTAATAGTATTTCTTCAACTGGCTCAATTGAATGAGTAGCATCAGTGACTCCGGGAGACCAGTCAGTGTCACATATATCGACTACAACACCGCCAAGTAAGCTTGTAGCTTCCATATATCTATCTCCTACATCCATTGGGTTCGGCGGGTAATCACAAAGAGTATAATCAGCCTCAACATTTATTATGCTGGCCATAAAAACTGAACCCATTCTCAAAGAACCATACCAACTTATAAAGTCAGATACAGCTGGATATTCTACATCGCTCTGTTCTTCTTCATCGGAAACAAATACCACTAATAAGCCAGCATCTGGCCGCATCCAAGTTGAAGAGTAAGGATTATGATTAATATAATCGTATACAGAATTAAATCCCTCTTCATATGGAGCTGAAGTCAGGGTTGCCAACATTGCCGCGGCATCATCAATATCATCGCCGGGCACTAAAGGGAACTCCGTACTGAGAACTGCTTTTCGCGCGTCAGCGCTAATCATGACTAAACGCCAATCAGAAGTGGGTAATGCCAACAACATGGCTTCAACACCAGCTAATAATTCAGAATTAAAACGGTTCATTGAACCTGAACGGTCCACTACCCACAAAATATCAATGCCATCTACTGACATATGCTGGGTAAAAGAATCGACCCAGATTACACCCTCGTTGACTGGCACTTCTACTTCAACATAAACCGGTACTTCGACTTCCTCAGTTACAGTTACAGTCTCTACAATTGTTTCAGTTTCGGTAATCACAATAGTTTCCGGCTCACCCGGCTTAACTATCGCATAATCGTTACCACAACCCCCCAAGCCTAACACGGCAAAAATAGTAAATATTAAATTCATTCACGCGACCCCCTATATGTAATTACGAGAACTTAATCCTTTTTTTCATATAAAAGCGCAAAACTTAGAAAAATCATGTTTACAATAGATAAGATTTGAAGCTCATATACATCATTCAAATAAGCAAATCCAAGCAGAAATATATTAATAAAGATTGCCGCAATAGATAAAGTTTTTAAAATCTCTTGCAATTTGCCCATCAAAGTAACTACGAGGCTCGTGAAATAAATTCTACATTATAAGCATGAGTGAGAACAGTTCTCCCCAAACGCGTGTCATAAATCATTAGTTTAGGAAACAGGTCGACTTGTTTTTCATCAGGGTCTTCGATGATATCGAGGATAAATGCGATGTTGCTACGCTCGGCAGCATCCCACAGCTCGCCGCCCTCGTAGTAGATGTATTTTACCAGATCACCAATTTGGAACGGGTCCATTCGTATATCAACCGCCAACAGTTATCTCCCTAAACGCCGAATTTTTTTTCATAATTTTTTCCTAAATTTTTTCCTTGTTTTGAGGGTGCAAATCGTAAAAACCAACGAGTATTGACATCTTAAGACCGTATTCTTCCAACCAATCAGGGTTAGGCGGGTCTCGATAATCAGTTTGAGTATAAGACCACTTTACTTGCCAAAAGTAAATACTAGACTCAGGCTCATAACCGACATCTTTTTTCTTGCGTGCAATCAAAACCCCATAATGACCGGTTACACAATCAACTATCATATCTCCGACAGATAACATAACATCTTTTACACGCTCACGCCAGTAATCAGTTGTCATTCTTGTAAAGGATCAGTCGTCCTTCCTCGATCATCCGATATAGGCTTTCTTCCGTATACCGCGCATTATCAGGCACAGGGGTCCAGAACAACTCCCACACCCAAATCGTGTAATTATCGCCATCAGGCATGTAACGATAGGTCCATTGCTTCCTTCGTTCGATAAGCACGGCCCAATCATGAGTGATAATATCATACAAGATATCACCCGCTTTGAGAACAGTATGTACAGAATCGCCCACATACTATATATGCAGGTTAAATCTTCAGCCACCCTTTTCGTTCTTGCTTACACAACTCTAATTGCAATAAGTAATCGGCGCTTTTGTCTTTGGTAAGCAAACAATCCTTGGCAGGTTGTATAAATTTCTCAGAATCATGGGCAACCCCTGTATGGCTCCCAATGATGTTCCACCGAATCTGAGGTATTACCACCGTATCTTCCGTGATGTACTCAGAGTCATGCTGACGCGTTGCATCCTCGGCCTTATCTGCCCAAGCTTGGTTCACACCCATGCATGCTAGCACCATGGTACCCATGATTATGGTACTCTTACGCTTTATATAATTCATTAAATAATCCTACTTAACGAGCGCTTATTCGTGTGTGGCTCGTATGGCTATAAATAGTCTTTAATTTGCTTAACAACCAAACTTAAATGATCCTCTAAAACTTCTGTTGTACGATTGTTTTTAAACCAATGTACAATGTAAATCGGCTGGTAATACACACGCTTATTGATGCGCATAATGATGCCCAATTCATAATCATCTTCATCAACATACTTATAATCTGGTGAATAATGATATCCCGTAAACTTCACAAGATCCCCCACTGCATATGTATAATTCTTTATACCAAAATCAATCGGGTCATCCATAATCTACATAGTCTATCCGCCTATTCCCTTTAAACAGATACAATCTGCTTATGGTATGCATCCAAACTCTCTCCTTAATGCCGCTGTGTGGGTACTTGATCCAAAAGATCTTGCACATATCCATGGACATATAATCTAATGCATCATCTCCATCGTATATATCCAACACAATGGCCACACCCCCATGGCATGTACATGTTACTAAGTCGCCCACCTCCAACGAATGTGGTGGTGCTCTTGCGAAGAACTCTTTCACCCGACTGTAATACCCCACAATGTATATATCTGGGAAAATTTTTAGGCGCGGTTTTTTAAAGTCTCAAATTTCTTGGCGGTATCGTGAAGGGGTATAGCTGGCCTGTCAAGGATATGTCAATATCGGCGGACATACATTCGGGGTAGGGGGGTAGGGGGTACCCCTGTCAAGTAAATGTCAAATCACTTTGTCATATTACTGTCAGGTCTTACACGCATGCAATCATACAATACATAACTGTATACATAAACAATCACTGGCGAATAGAATGCAATGATAGCACAGGTTGAACCTACTCTTTTTAATAGTCTCTTAACTCTCGGCATAGTTTCTCTCACAACTAAACAGTCTCGTAAACAATACTATGTTTATTATAACTGTATTCGTTTATAAACGATCGTTTATGTACTGTATTCGTTTATAAACGATCGTTTATGTACTCTCGCCCACATATAGTGTCACACATTCGTTCACCCCTAGGGAATCGCTAATCGAATGCATATGCACACACTATATGTAGTGTCCCGTATATAGTGTCACCAAGCCATCAGCATAAAAAGCATGGCCGTCCACATACCAGCAGCCAATAGATCGTAAACAGTTTCCTCAGTTAGTGACATGAACAGTCTCCTTTAATCTTTAATGAATAGAATGTGTAGGGCCGCAAGGATATTGCAGACCGGTCCAAGTATGCAGGTGCTGACAAAGAACAGCAGCGCCCACCACAGATGTCCGTAAAAGCATTGTCCAAGTCCCGGCAGAAGTGCGGACGCGATGAATGCAGCAAATCGTTTCATGTATAACCCCCCGTTATATATATAATATACCATCTCTGGCGTTGAATGTCAAGTGTAGGATGTCAAGCGTTTGTCAAGGAAATACCGTCGAATCGGACAGAATGTGACCTTGACACAAGAAAGAGCTTGACAAAAGGTGAACAGTGTGTATGTACTAAACCCCTCGGCACAATCGTATATAAAATCATACAGTCACATCACCCAACACCGTATCAAAAAGTATACACAAGCATGTGAAGATCACCAACAGACACAACCGTATACTTTTGTATACATTAACTTACCTTACTATACAACTGATTAACTACTATACAAGCTACTGTCTGAATAGAGTTTAATGAGTTATTAAATAATGTATAGTTATCCTCATTCTTCTCTACTATTACACACACGGCTTTTGCTCTACCATCCGATAGTGTTTTTCTTTTAATGAGTTCTCCAGCCTTAAACATTGTCAGCACCAAGTTCCTCGGCCTGCTCTGTCATCTTGGCAAGATCCGCAGCGGTTAGCTTCTTCTCTTTGTGCCTCTTGTTCTGTTCCCTCACAAGTCTATTGTATCGTTTCTTCTCATACTCATTAAGGTGAAGGTTCTGAATACCTAACGCTCTCAGCTTATGCATAAACATTTTAACATTCTGAAGCCTCGCACCTTCTTTGTCTACTCGCGCATCGGCACGGGTCAATACAACCTCGCGACCGGTCAGGCGACCGTCAACGACTTCGACAACAGTTTGAGAGATATAGTATTTCATTTAGCTGCACACGCATCGTCGCATGTATATTCCATGTTGACCACGATTGCAGTCATACGGCCGTGGCTTGGCCAATAGCCAGAGCAGTCAACTTCTGTGAATTCAAACCCGGTGATCTGCCAACCGCTTGAAACTAACTTAGAGTTGCAATAGTCGATTGAAAACTGGCGTTGTGCCGAGCTATTAAAGTGGCGAGTGATCCATGCTGCTTCTGCATTTCCATAGCTCGTACGCCGGCGAATAGTGACGGTCTGATCAGGTTGGTTAATACTTGCCTGCTTCTCAAAGTCTTTAGCGAGATTGTTAAAAAGATGTTGAGCCTGACGGCCGTAACGCTCTTGGATAGTTTGGCGTCGAATGTTTGCAGGTGATGGAAAGTTTGTGCGTGGCATTGGTGTCCTCCTTGGACGGTTGAAAAGGTGGGATCTTTGTTTATACTCGCAGCCCATTCGAGAATCATGTTTAAGTTATGAGGGTGGCTAAACCTCTTATAGCCTTTACTGTAGGATCTTCATTATCTTTAACCTCAAGGGTTAGGGTTGAACATACTACTCTGCGACTAATCCAAGCCCGCCGCAGTTACCGGCTCTATGTAGTTGGGGGTTTTCATTTTCTTTACTTTGCCTCTCGCGCTTTGCGCTTTACGGGTTAGGTGTGATTAGAAGATTGCTTCACCGATGGCGATGCCAAGACCAAGGGCCAGCATCAGCAACGGAGAGAAAAGGAGGATCCCAAGAAAGTCATTCATTTAGATACCCTCGCCGTTCTCAAGTGCAGCAAGATCAGCCTTCTCCGCATCAGTCAGATACCGCGCATCTTTGCGCTTGAGGCTTTGCGCGCTCATCTTGGTCGGGTTCTTGTGTTCTGCGTTGCAGCCAGCCGCGAACGACTCAGCCCATGAAGGATCGGGGAAGTCCATAACGGCCTGCTTGCCTTGTGTGCTAGAGTTACGGAAGACAACCCACATTTTAGGGCCGACTTGCTCGACATGCCAGCCGCTGATCTGCTTCCGTGTCGGAGGTGCAGGCGCAGGCTTGTAGGTTTTCTTGGTTTGGATTTTGATTTGGTCGATTGCTCTAAGCATTGATATATCTCCTTACTTGATATACTATATTATACACTAAAAATGGGGTAAAGTCAACAACTAAGTTGTCAAGAGAATGTCAGGGACTAGTCAATAGACTCAACACTACAAGTATCTTCATCACCTACATTCTCAATGATGTTACCGTTCCAATCCTCATCTTCTTCGATCTCATCTACAAGCTCTT